TAGAAAATATTTATTATTCTTTATACCTTACACCTTTTGATTTTTTGGAACAATAAAACAAATATTTAAATAATAATCTATAAAAAATTTAAACCTGAATTGGTAGTGTTTCTCAAATCAGCAGACTTATTCTTGTTTTTGAAACTAGAAAGAAACACTTATACCAACCTCTATATTGTTATAATCCTTCCTAATAGGGACAATAGGATCTGTATCATAAATGAGACGATAACCAGCATTTAGACCTATTTTAGGTGTAATATTATATTTAATATCAACTGCACCTCCTAATCGTGCCGCCTTTAAATAACTATCAGGTTTTGCTTGATGAATAGCAGTAGTGGTTAGTTCCCAATAATCATTTATGTAATGCTTGATGCTTACCGATAGGTGACTCTTGATACTTCGGCTAAAGACATGAAGTGGATCTACATTAAGTATAGGAGATTTCCACTTTTCAAATTCATAGAATAGTCCAGCTGTCGCAAACATGACAAATTTCTCTTTGTTTATTACTCGATATCTAGATAATAGTCCAGTTGAAATCTTGTACTCCATGCCTCGGCTCTCAGCCAATTGAGACTCAGCATAAGGATAAATCTCAAAGGCACGACTTAATAGATAACGATATTCAAGGTGTACATATCCACCACTGATAGTAACTTTATCGCCATAAGTAGAAAATTCTAGTTTATTGATAAAGTTGATGACACGGTTATTATTTATCAATAAATTGATATTTGCTGTATTCTTTAAGGTAAAGACATTCTTTTTTTCCGTTTTGAAATCCAATATGGGAAGAAAAAAACCTTGTATCTTTTTTGTACTGTCTATCTTCATTGTAAGATTCTCAGAAAAAATCATTTGTGAGTATATTGGAAAATATGCCGAGAATGTAAACAATAAAAAAACTAATTTCTTGATCATTTTACTATACATTTTTTGAAGGATTTTAATACTCAATGGAGTAAAAAGCAATAAAGCAAATAAATTATTATATATAAATATGCAGTACAATGATAAACATATACTTAGTATATATTATTATCTTGTTCTGTTAGACTAAAATGTCTATTTGTTGTCCACTATTTTAAAATTCATTACTAGTTTTCTTTTTGTAATTCAGCCATTATTGTTCTATCTTATTGTAACTTTTGAGGACTTTTTATTGTTTTTATCCTTAACAAATTTAGACCAAAACACTCCCACTATAACAAAGAATTCTTATATACAACAATCTTAGTTTTAGGCGCAAAAGTAAGTAATAATATATATACATTCACAAAAAAATTATTGTTGGTATAAGAATATAATTGTAATTTCGCGATATAATTATTAAAAGTAAAGTATTATGATAGAATTATTACAGCCCTATATAAGTATCACTCTAAAACTAGTTACGGGCATGATAGGAATTTTGGCTTTTCTGCGAATCACAGGTAAAGCACAGATGGCACAGATAACTCCCCTTGACACCGTAAGTGCCTTTGTTATTGGTGCATTAGTCGGTGGTGTATTGTATAATCCAGATATGTCAATGTTGCACATTATATTTGCCTTGATTGTGTGGACTGGCTTCAATATGCTCGTTCGTTTTGCGATGCGTTCTGCATATATGAGACATCTTATTAAGGGAAAGAGTGATTTCCTTGTTAAAAAAGGAATTATAAACTTTGGAAACTTCAAAAGAAATAGCCTCGAGATGGAACAATTTCGTATGTTGTTAAGACAAAAGGGTATTTTCTCAATGTTTGATGTTGAAGATGTATTATTCGAAACGAATGGTGCAGTTACAGTTCTTCCTACAGGAAAAATGGCAGATTCTTTTTTAATTGTAAACAATGGAGAATTTGTAGAGAGTGGTCTTGCAGGAAGTGAAAAATCAAAGGAATGGGCTTTATATCACATCAAACGAAATGGCTTTAGCAGTCCATCGGAGCTTTTCTGTATGGAATGGACACCAAATAAGGGCATTTATTTTGTCTCTTTTGAAGGCAAGGTAAAGCGTGGGATAATAGAAGTTGAGGCTCACGAGATTGAACCTGATAATACTCAGGTATAAACCTTTAAAAATAAATATAAGTCCGTGTTAAATAATAAACTTTAATACGGACTTATTTTCTTTACTATAGAAGTATCTCTATGTCTATTCAATATTTCTCATAATTATTTTTTATCGTAAAAATAGAGGTTGATGTCTCCTTACTATACCTCTTCTGCATATGTGAAATGTGATTTTTTTTGTATCCCCCTTTTAATAGTTAGTTTTTATTTTAAAATTTATCGGGTAGAAAATTAGAATTTCACTTTTGTAATTAATTATTTAAAGAAAGGATTCTTTAGAAAATGAATAGTTTTTCTATTTTCACAAAGAATGATTCATTATCTTTCAAAGAAATTCAATATGAATAGAATTTAAAATTACCGTGACCAAAATCGTGACCAAAGCCCTAAAATTAGCAAAAATAAAAAAGCAACTACTTATAAATCAAGTAGTTGCTAAAATTCATTGTAGACCCACAGGGTCTATTCTTATATTCTGATTTATTTCAGCGTGTTTTATAAAAGGCTATAAATAAAAGTTTTTATTTTATTTTAACTCGCTTTGGTTCGTTTTTCATTGGAATAGTCCGGGGGTATTTTAGGGGGTAAAATTAAATTTATTCATTTCAGATGCCTTTAATTCATCTACGATTTTAACATAAGGTTTTAGAGCGGAAAAATCCTTATGTCCAGTCCATTTAATAATAACCTCGGAGGGTATTCCCAAACGAAGCGCATTGATAACAAATGTTCTTCTTGCTGCATGGGTTGATATTACTGCTTTTTTAGGATAAAATTCCTCATACATTTGGTTTCCTATAAAATACTGCTCCTTTACCAGTGTATCCCAGTTCAGAATCTCCCCTATTTCTTTTAAATATAGATTAGTTTTGGTCATCGATATTACAGGAAGCGCTAATCCGTTGTCAAAAGTTTTTTCTTTGTATTTGTCTAAAATAGCCTTGGTGTAGTCATTTAGGTCAATGATTAGAGGGTCGGTTGTCTTCTTTGTTACCACACGGATATAATCCTCTGTTATGTCTGCTTTTTTGAGTTTCTGAACATCAGAAAAGCGAAGCGATGAGAAACAACAGAAACAGAAAACATCTCGCACTTGGTTTAGTCTATCAGTGCTAAATTTATAATTGAACAACTCCATTAGTTCCTCCCACTCCAAATAAACAAGTTCAGAGAGTTTGTCAGTAGTTCCCTTGTATCTTTGTTCAAAGTCTATATGGGCTTTCCCTTTATAAAATCCTTTTTTCTCTGCCCAAGCCAATATTCTTTGATAATCGTTGATTTCTCTGCGGATAGTAACATTTCTATGTGGAGCAAGTTTTTTTCCTGTTTTGGGGTGTTTTGGTGCTGTGGAGAAGTATTTTATTAAATCTCTCAATGTGTTTTCTGTGATGTTATTTAGCTCTAAATTTTCATTGTATCCGATGATGTGGTTTTTGAGTTTAAGGTATTTTTGAGTGGTTCTAAACTCCCATTGTTTAGATACAGACTTCTCATCTATATACTGCTGAATAATATCGGTAAAGAGAATAGAAGATGGTTTGTTTTCCTTTGGTTTTTCAGAAAATAATGTTTTAAACTCTGCTGGTGTCGGATAGGTATTGGTTGTAAATTCTAATTTCCTGAAAATGCTTTCTATTCGCTGTTCCAGTTCGTTTATCTTCTTGTTTCTTGGGTCGTTTCGCTTGATAATTCGGATTCCGTCCCACTCATCAGGTTTGCATTTAATCCCTGTATATAGTTCTACTCGCTGGGAATGGAAAGACACACGAAGACGCAGCGGTTGTTCCTCGTTCAAGTTTTGGTTTTTCAAGGAAAATTTTACAGAATATTTGAGCATAGTTTTAATCTACCATTCCAATTGTTTTATGTATTCTCCGTTCAGGCGTTATCTATTAATTTCAAGGATTCGGTCTAAAAGGCACTATTTTTTTGATATATCTAATCTTTTTATTTACTTGTAGTTATCCACTGTTTTTTGTAGTTCTGCTTTGTAATTATATATATCATCAAGAGAATTTATTAGGACTTTTTCTCCTGCATCTTTACCATTATGAAATAACTCTATATATTTTTTACCTCCATTAAGGTGTAATCTGCAAAGTGGTTTTCGGTTATTGTCATCAAGTAAAACGCCAAAATAAGATTGTGTGTCTCTTGGAGCAATTCTATCAGCGGAAATGACTTCTCTTAAAATTGCTTTTACAATTTGGAACCCTTCTATTTCATCTTCAGTGGTAACTACTTTTGATTCTGAATTTTCATCTATTGAATCCAATACCTCGTTCTCTTTTGTTTTTGTATCATGGATGTTTTCATTTATACTTAAAGCGGATTTTAATCTGGAACTTATGGATTCGTTTATAGAACTTGTCAGTGCTCTTTTGGTGTATTCGCGAAATATTGAAAGTCTGTTTGCTGTTAAAGGCCTGTCAAAAAACCTGTTTACCAATAATTTTATAAATTCATCTGAAGGGTTATCTATTTCAGCTTCGAATTCCTTTCTAATAGCTTTAATGTATTTCAAGGATTCTGCAGAATCTAAAATACTCTCAAGGTCGTAAGATGTTTTGGTGAATTTTTCTAAAACTTTTATGGAGCTATCTTTTAAATCATCAAGGTTGATAGTTAAGAATGGTTTTTCATCCATGATATTTGGCTTTTCCAAGTCAGTATAGAAATTATATACTATTCCATTGGTAAGAATGCCAAAACGAGCCTTTGAAACATGGTAATATCTATGTAGTTGAGAATTATGTGCGTCTGCATTTTCTTTCCAATGCTTACACTCTATAACTAAAATAGGTTCACCATCTTTCATTATCATATAATCCACCTTTTCTCCTTTTTTAGTTCCAATATCGCATACAAATTCAGGAATAACCTCTATTGGATTGAAAATATCATATCCAAGAATTTGTATAAAAGGCATAATGAAAGCATTTTTAGTAGCCTCTTCTGTTTGTATCTGTTCTTTTAGATTATCTACTCTTTGGTGTAATTGTTCTAATTTAGTTTTCAGTTCCATTATGTTTTATAAAAATTATTTTAGGTTAATAAATATTTTTTAAACACATTATACTACATAAAATCTTTTGCTCTGTTCCAGCGCTTATTTCTTCCCTTTTGTCTTACTTCTACTACATTATACAAATGTGCTACTTGATGAAGATTAAGCACAAAATCCTCATATTTCGGATTTAGAGAATGGCAGGTAATATCTCCTGTTTCTATATTGTGGGCTGTTATCTCTTTTAACATTATTCCATTAGTAGAGTGAGCGATTACAAAGTCCCAATCCCTAAAATGCAGTTTAGAACTCCATAGGTGGCGCTGTATCTCTCGGCAGATTACTATATCACCCTCCAAATAGTCAGGCTCCATGCTATCTCCCTCTACTTCAAAGGCTAAATACTTACCCTTGTAGTTTTCATCTGCATCTATCATTACAAAAGGCAGTTCTTCTAAATACTCCTCATTATAGTAACCCTCACTCCATCCAGCCTTTGCCTTGTTGCTTACCAATCTTACTTTTATTGAGGTGGCATATTCTTTTGGTTTTAGTTCGCCCTGTGGGATGTTAGGGAAACTATGAACAAGCGGAATACCAGCCAACATATTTCCCTCTCCTGTTAATAGCCATTCTTTATTTAGTTCAGGGAATTTTGATACGAATTTATTTACAATATTATCAGTTAAATATTTCTCTTCTCCTTTAAGCGCAGCAGAAAAATTTGTTCTTGGAAAACCAATTGCTTCTGCAACATTTGTTTTGGTTTTATATAACACTGGATTTTTCCTTAAAAGATAATCCATAACAGCAGACAACCTTTTGTCCAATCCTTTTATACTACTTTTTTGTAGTATTGTTTCGTTTTCTTTCATATCTTTGTAAAAAATTTGGTTATGCAAAACAATTCATTATTACAAGTATCAGAAATGTTCAAAGCTTTGTTAGAAAGCGAGGAGGTAGACCGTGTTCTTATCAATAAGTTTATAAAACTCGTCCTGTATATGCACATCTGCGAAGTCCGTGCAAAATACAACTGTCCACTCAATGAACTCACTGTAAACCAAGAATTACAGCACGGCTGGTATTTTATCAATGCGGAGGAGTGCGAGATTCTAAGAAAGAAAGAACAGCAAGAACAAAAGAGATAATTGTAATAACGAGGGAGATATAGCTTATTTTCCTCGTTGTTTTATTAAACTTCATTTGGTCTTTCGCCAGTTCTATATTCTTTCGCATTTCCTTTCTTCTTAAATCCTCTTCTTCTCGTTCCCTTGTAAAACCGCCACGATTTACAAACATCACTATTTCTGAATATCTATCTGTGCTTATCCACAGTTCTAAATCATCATTATTCTTTATTGCGCCTACAAACCTTTTATTGATAAAATCCAGCATGTAGAGAAGATCATCTTTGCTTTCTACCCCTGCCCTATCCATTACACTACTTGCTCGGAGATACCCTTTATCGTGTTCTTTCAATAACATTTCTAAAAGCATATCCAGTTTCGCTTCGTTCATACTAAATTTTTCTTATTGGTTTTCAATCAGTTACATATTTATACTAAAAATATGTAGTA